CGGCTGGAACAAGCCGACCCGCTACCACCGCGGCGAGGGGATCAACGTCTGGGCCGCCGAACTGGGCCGGCTGGCTGACCAACTGGACGCCATGCCGATCCAGCCAGAGGTTCGCGAGGTGCTGCAGCGGCTGTTCGAAGAGATCGGCCAGCACACCCACGACCTGAACGAGATTGCGGCAGGTTCGCCATGAGCGATGTCTACACCCCGCCGCGAGGCCCGCAGTTCGACGCCCAGCGCTCGCCCGCTGAAGGCGACCCCGGCGACGGCGCCCTGCTGGCGATGTTCGACCGCTGGGACGTGCTGCTGCTGGCGAAATGGTCGGTGTGGCGCGAGGAAGCCAAGCAGTGCTTCGACTTCGCCGCCGGCCACCAATGGGATCCGGCCGATCGCGCGACGATGGCGGAAAACAACAAGCTGCCGGTGGTGTTCAACATCACCGCGCCGACGCTGGACGCGGTGACCGGCGCGGAAATCCAGAACCGCCAGCAGGTTCAGTACTTCCCCCGCGAGGTCGGCGACCAGGGGGTGTCCGACGCGCTCACCCAAGGGGCCGAGTACTGCAACGACGAGTCGAACGGCGACCAGGAGGACAGCGAGGCCTTCTACGACACCCTGGTCTGCGGGGTCGGCTGGACCGAAAGCGCCCCCGAGATCGACGGTTCGGAGATGCACATCCGCAAGGAGCGCATCGACCCGCTGGAGATCATGGCCGACCCTTCGGCCCGCAAGCCGAACTTCAGCGACGGGCGCTACCTGAAGCGCGAACAGCCGATGTCGCGCGACGATTTCGAGGATTACTGCGCGGAGCTAGGCGTGCCCGACGCCTCTCCCGATGGCTACACAGGCGGGCTGGGTGCGGGGAAGCGGTTGACGGTGGTCAACCCACAGCAGCGCTACACGCACGGCATGCTCGGCTCATCCGCCGGGTCCGACGAGGTGGTGGTCTGCGAATGGCAGTGGTGGGAGAAGCGCTCGGTGTTCCTGGCGCCGCTGCCGTCGCAAGAGGATCCGAACGTCATCAAGATCGGCAAGCTGCAGCCGGAACACCTCGCCGAGGCCTTGAAGCTCAACCCCGGCATGCCGCACACCCACTCCAGCGAGAAAGTCTACTACCGGGCGATCGTCGCGGACGGGACGGTGCTGTTCAAGGAGCAGCTACTCGAGAACGATTTCCGCTACAAGGCGATCACCGGCAAGCGCGACCGCAATTCCGGCACCTGGTTCGGGCTGGTGCGCCCGATGATGGACCCGCAGCGGTTCACCAATAAGCTCTACAGCGAAATCCTGCACATCGTCCGCACCAACGCCAACGGCGGCCTGCTGATGGAGGAGGACGCGGTCGCCGACATCAAAAATTTCGAGGCCACCTGGGCCGCCGCCGACAAGATCACCTGGCTGCGCCCCGGCTCGCTGTCGAACGCCCAAGGCCCGAAGGTCACCCCGAAGACCCCGCCGCCGATCAATCCGTCGCTGTTCCAGCTGATGGAATTTGCGAAAGACATGATCCAGGCCTGCACCGGGGTGAACGAGGAGATCCTCGGCCTCGTCGGCCACGATCAGCCCGGCGTGCTGGAACAGCAGCGCAAGCAGGCGGCCTATGGGCTGCTGTCGACGTTCTTCGACGCCAAGCGCCGCTACCAGCGCGAGCAGGGTCGGCTGCTGCTGGCCCAGATGCGGCTCTACTTGCCCGACGACAAGCTGGTCCGCATCGTCGACAAGGGCACGGCGGCCTATGTGCAGCTGGCGAAGACGATGGAGGCCCAGGAGTACGACATCGTCGTGGACGAGGCGCCCGCTGGCCCGAACCAGAAGGCCAAGGTGATGGCGGTGCTGGGGCCGCTGCTGCCGGAGTTCTTCCAGGCCGGGATCATCGGGGCCGGGGACATCGCCGACATGCTGCCGTTCCTCGACATCCCCGCGGCGGTCGCCGACAAGCTCGGAAATTCGATCCGCCAGCGGCTGCAGATGCAGCAGGGCATGCAGCAGATGCAGCAGCAGCAGGCGCAGCTGGAGCAGCAAGGCAAGGTCGCCGGCTTCCAGTCCGACCTTGAGAACCAGGCCGCCGATACCCAGCAGAAGCGGGCGAAGGCCTTCAAGGACGTGACCACCGCCAATCAGGAAGGCGCGCGGATCAAGGTCGAGGCGTTCCGCGCGGCGATGGAGGCCCAGCGGGCGCGCGAGGAATCTCAGCAGCCCAAGGGCGGCGAGGGCGGCGGCGCGTCGTCCACGCTGAACCTGCACTTCCCGCTGGCCCCGTTCCCGAACCCCGGCGCTGCGGAGAACACCGGAGGCGCCAGTGTCTGAGGCGATCAAGGTGCTGCGCACCCATCGGGCCTTCGTGGCCGCCGAACGGCTGCGCTACCAGCGCCGCAAGCAGAAGGTCGAAAGTGGATCCGACGAGGATCGCTACCTCGACCAGGGCATCGCGATTCTCGATAACCAGCATCTCGAGCTGGATCAGGCGCTGGAGCGTCTCGGCATGCCTGCCCATGAGTAAGCGCTGTGAGACGAATGAGGTGGGCTATTTCGGTGAGTGCATCGCCTGCAACGCCGACCAGGGTCAAACCTGCCTGCCGATCCTGCCGCCCATGAAACACCAGACTGCGGTGCGCAAGCGCTACGCCTACGAGCGCGCACGCCGCCTGTATCGTGAATTGCACCCGTTGGGTCCGGTCGCCGTCACGGAGAAACCCGATGAGCGAACCGAATACCGACCCCGGCCCAGGTGAAGGCGCCCAGACCGAAACCCCGGAACCCGAAGAAACCGGACTACCCGCCGAAGAAGGCGAGGGCGAAGAACAGGAAGGCGAGGGCGAGGGCGACGGCGAGAGTAAGCCGCCCAAGCGCGTCGACTGGGAAGCTCAGGCCCATGACAAGGCCGGCCTCGCCGCCAAGGAGCGCTCCCGCCGTCGCGCCGTCGAACGCGAACTGATCGACACCCGCGCGCGGATCGAAGCGCTAGAGGCCAAGGCGACCGGTGACCAGGCCGATGAACTGGCCGACCTTGCCAAGCTGCTGCGCGACGACAACGACGAGCCGATCAGCGACCTCGCCCACGTCAAGCGGATCATCAAGACCTTCGTCGCCCGACAGGCCGCCGAGGAGCAGGCGCAGGCTGATCAGCAGAAGGTGGTCCGTAACACCCGCGCGGTGTCGGACGGCATGACCGCTTACGAGCAGGACTTCGCCGCCGACCACCCCGACTATTTCAAGGCGGCGGCCTACTACCGCGAGCAGCGGGTCGCCGAACTCGAGGACATGGGCTACGTCGGGACCAGCCTGAACCGCAAGCTGGCGCAGGAACTCTACGGCCTGGCCGGCGAGGCGATGACCGCAGGCCGTGACCCAGCCGAGGTGGTCTACAACATGGCGAAGCGGCGCGGCTTCGCGTCGGGCAAGGACGCCGCGACCGCCAAGCTGCAGAAGCTGGCCGCCGGGTCTGGCAGTGCGGCGGGTCCACGCGGCGCCAAGGGCGCCGACAACGGGCTCTCATGGAACGACGTGTCGAAGCTGAAGGGCGCTGCGCGGGATGCGGCGTTCGCCAAGCTGCGGCAACGTGAACTTGGCCGAACCTGATCTCTGTGGTAGGCAAATTGCGTCATGGATTTGAGCGTCCTGATGTTCCTGCCGGTCTTAGGCGGCTCCTACCCGCCTCGGCGCCCCCCAAACGTGCAGCCCTCGGGCTGACCGGCAGGTTCAGGGTCCGGTTCTTGAGGCGATCGATGATCCATCAATCGAAAAAGGACGCCCGCGAGCAGGGCAAGCGGCTGAAGCAGGCGCGGATCAAGGCCGGGTGGCGCTTTGCTATCGATTTTGCCGAGGCGCTGGGGCTTCCAGTCGCGACTTACACCCAGCATGAGAAAAACGGCGCGTTTCGGGCCGCAGCCGCCAAGGTCTACGCCACGGCGTTCAACGTTTCGCCGGGCTGGCTGATGTTCGGGGAGGGCGATCCGCCGTCGCCGCGCCAGTATCGCTTTCAGGTCGCGCATGAGCTTGGCAAGGCCCAGCAGTCGTGCGGGTCTTAGTCTGCGGCGGACGGAATTACGGCGACAAGCGGGCGGTGTTCACCGTGCTGGATGGCGCCAAAGCGGGCGCTGGCATCGACGTGATCATTGAAGGCGGTGCTGTGGGCGCAGATCGGCTGGCAGCACTCTGGGCGCATGAAAACGACGTGGTGCTGGCGACCTTCCACTCGGATTGGCGGCGTCTGGGGCGCGCAGCTGGGGTGATCCGCAACCAGCAGATGCTTGATGAGGGCAAACCCGACCTGGTGATCGCCTTTCCCGGCGGCGTCGGCACCGAAGACATGGTCGTCCGCGCAACTAAGGCGGGTGTTCCGGTGATGCGCTACCCAGGCGATTATCCGCGATGAAGATCATCGCCATCGGCGTCGAGGTTTCCGGCGAGGTCATCGCCACCTTCGTCTATCCGCTGGACGCCTGGCGGTTCGTTGGCGAGGTGCTGGATTTGGACGCTGAGGAGGCCATGAGCGTGGTTTTCCGGCGCGGCCTCCTCGGCGAGCGGCGGCTTCGCGTCGATTTCACCGGCAAGCCGAACGCCCTGCGCCGCTCGACCGGCAATCGCTACTGGTCTAGTGGGCGGATGATCGAGGCGAAACGCCGATATCTGAAGTGGGCCGACTGACGCCTAGGCCTTGACGACCTCTCAGGACGGCTTCACGGCGCAAATACGGCTGCACGTCCGGTAAACGCGCACTCGGCTGATCCCCGGCACCGGATCACGCGCTTTCGGGCGCCCCGGCTAGCTCCACGGCACGGAGCGGACCTTCCAACCTCAACCTTGGAAATCCGCTATGGCCGAAACTGCCTATGGCGTTAACGCACCAGAAGCCCGAAAGCTCTGGAGCGGCCAGCTAGCCCGCGAAGCCCTGAAGGCGACGTGGATTCAGCGGTTCATCGGAGACTCCTCCGACTCCGTCCTGCAGACCTACTCCGACACCAAGAAGGACGCGGGCGACCGCATCCGCATCACGCTGCGCATGCAGCTGAACGGCGATGGTGTCTCAGGCGACGGGACTCTCGAGGGAAACGAGGAACCGCTCGCGACCTACACGGACGATCTCTACATTGACCAGCTGCGGCACGCGGTGCGCAGCGCCGGCAAGATGAGCGAACAGCGGATTCCGTGGTCCGTTCGCGAAGAATCCATGATGGGCCTGAAGGACTGGTGGGCGGGCCGCATGGACACCGCCTTCTTCAACCAGCTGTGCGGCTACACGCCCGCCAACGACCCGCGTTACACCGGCATGAACGCCGTGATCGGCCCGGATGCGGCGCACATTTTCCGCCCGAACGCCAAGGCGACTGATCAGGCGCTGGCTGCTGGCGATGAGATGTCGCTGGCGGTGATCGACAACCTGGTCGCGATGGCGAAGTTGATGGTGCCGGTGATCCGGCCCATCAAGGTCGACGGCGACGACCGCTACGTCGCGGTGCTGCACACCAACCAGGTGACCCAGCTGCGCTCGAGCGCCGGTTCCGGGTCCTGGCTCGACATCCAGAAGGCCGCAATGACCGGCGACGGGTCGAAGGACAACCCGATCATGACCGGGGCTCTGGGCATGTACAACGGGGTGGTCCTCCACGAGTCCACGCGCGTCACCGCTGGCGTGAACTCCGGGACCGGGGCGGCGGTGCCCGGCACGCGCCGGGCCGTGCTGATGGGGGCGCAAGCCGGGTTCATCGCATTCGGCAAAGGTCAAAGCTTCGACAACTTTGACTGGAACGAGGAACTCTTTGACTACGGAAATAAACTTGGCGTCGAGGCCGGGTTGATCCATGGCCTGAAGAAGTCTCGCTTCAACAACGCTGACTTCGGAACCCTCGTCGCTTCTACCTTTACGCCTTAAGGAGACTTGGAGATGCCGACAGGCGGACGCAAAACCCAGCTTCAGGTCATC